TCTTATGTGGCACGCAGCGTCAACGCTGCCGACAACCGCATGGTCAACTTGTACCCCGAGATGGTTCCCGAGGGTGGCAAAGAGGCTGCGTTTTTGTCACGCTGCCCAGGCTTGCGCCGACTTGTTGAAGTTGGTGCGGGACCTGTGCGCGGTCTATGGGTTCTTGGCGACTACCTGTATGTGGTGTCGGGTGACACGTTTTACCGCACAAACCTGATTGGCACATCAACTCGTTGGCGCATCAAGGTGGTGGGCACCGTGACCGGTACTGGCCCAGTGTCAATGTCGGACAACGGCACACAGATCTTCATCGCGTGCAACCCCGATGGCTACATCTACAACGCCAACACCGAAGTGTTTGCGCAGATCACAGACCCTGACTTTCCTGGCGCTGTGACCGTGGGTTACCTTGACGGGTATTTCGTGTTCAACGAACCCAACAGCTCGCGTGTGTGGGTCACCGCGCTACTCGACGGTCTGTCAATCGACCCGTTGGACTTTGCCAGCGCAGAGGGCAACCCTGACGGTTTGGTGTCATTGATCGTTGATCACCGCGAAGCGTGGTTGTTCGGCACCAACTCAATCGAGGTTTGGTATGACGCAGGTCTGCCAGATTTTCCATTGCAGCGCATCCAAGGCGCTTTTAACGAGATTGGCTGTGCTGCCCCCTACTCTGTCGCCAAACTCGACAACGGCCTGTTCTGGCTCGGTTCTGACGCCCGTGGACGGGGTATCGTCTACCGTGCCAACGGGTACACCGGTGTGCGCGTGTCCACTCACGCAATTGAATGGCAAATTCAAGAATACGGCGACATCTCTGACGCCATCGGCTACACCTACCAACAAGACGGTCATGCGTTTTACGTGCTGATTTTCCCAAGTGCTCAAACCACATGGGTTTACGATGTGGCCACTCAAGCGTGGCATGAGCGTGCCGGTTGGGACAACGGTAACTTTGTGCGCCATCGCTCAAATTGCCAAGCGGTCTACAACAACAACATCGTCGTTGGTGACTTTGAAAACGGCAACATCTACGCATTCGATTTGAACGAATATGCCGACAACGGTGACATTCAGAAATGGTTGCGCTCATGGCGTGCGCTGCCCACGGGCACCAACGATCTCAAGCGATCCTCTCAGCACACGTTACAGATCGACTGTCAGACCGGTGTCGGTTTGAATAGCGGTCAAGGTAGCGATCCGCAGATGATGCTGCGCTGGTCGGATGATGGTGGTCACACATGGTCCAATGAGCATTGGATGTCGATGGGTAAGGTGGGTGAATACTTCTACCGCGCAATCCAACGACGACTTGGTATGACCCTGAAGTTGCGTGATCGCGTTTACGAGATCTCAAGCACAGACCCCGTGAAAATAGCTATCATGGGCGCTCAATTGAATGTGACGCCCACCAATGCCTGAACAACAACAAAACATCACAAGCATTCCATCCAATCGTGTGGAGTTCATCGACTCGCGCACGGGTATGGTTTCGCGTGAGTGGTATCGCTTTTTCCTGAACCTGTTCAATCTGGCTGGCGCTGGCGGCAACCAAGTGTCACTGGATGATCTGCAAATCGGCCCCCCACCAATCGAACACAAGCTCGGGCGGTGGTGGCGGCACAGGCACGGTCACATCGGTTCAAGTCGCAGGTGGCACTACAGGGTTGACCACATCTGGCGGTCCAATCACATCCAGTGGAACAATCACGCGTGGTGGCACACTTGCTGTTGCGAGTGGTGGAACTGGTGCAACAGATGCAACAACAGCGCGTACAAATTTGAGTGCCGCGCAGTCAGGTGCAAATGCTGACATCATCAGCATGACTGGCGTCACTGGTGGCATCTCAACACCTGATTACATTGACTTCGACACAACCGCTGCACCAGCGCGTGCTACCGGTCGATTGTGGTGGGACAACGCTGACGGCATTCAAACTCTGAACCTTGGCATGGCTGGCTCAAACGCCACTATGCAAATTGGTGAAGAGATTTACTTTCGCATCAAGGCGTCATCGGCCATCACTGAGGGTGAGGTCGTTATGTTCACGGGCACCGTGGGCGCATCTGGCGCGTTAACAGGTGCCCCAGCCACAGGTTTGACTGCATCGACGGCTCAGTACGTCATGGGTGTGGCCACCGAGAGCATCGCCTTGAATAGCTGGGGATATGTCACTCAGTTTGGCTTGGTTCGCGGTATTGACACATCCGGTGGTGCAGAAGCGTGGGTTGATGGTGACATCCTGTACTACAACCCCTCAGTCACAGGTGGTTTGACAAAAACACTACCCAGCGCACCAAACGCTAAAGTGGTTGTGGCCGCTGTCATCTACGCCAGCGCGTCAAATGGTTCGCTGTTCATTCGTCCATCATTCGGTGGTGAGTTGGGGCAGTATGAGGGTAACGTGGGCTTCACATCGCTGTCAAACGGCGACTTGATGCAGTACAACTCGGCCAGTGGTAAGTGGACCAACGTGCCATCAACAACATTCGGCACAGGCACGGTCACATCGGTCGCGGCCACCGCAGGTACTGGCATCTCTGTGACCGGTAGCCCCATCACCACCAGCGGCACGCTCAATATCGTCAACACCGCGCCAGATCAGGTGGTGACAATTACCGGCACCGGCACAGCCGTGATCACTGGTACTTACCCTAACTTCAACGTCTATTCTGCCGATGCGTACACGGGCACCGTGACATCGGTCAGCGGTACAGGTACGGTCAGCGGGTTGACTTTGACCGGCACAGTGACAACCTCGGGCAGCTTGACACTTGGTGGCACACTCGCGGTCACACCATCCAACTTCTCGTCACAGACCGCCAACACGTTCTTGGCCGCGCCGAATGGTTCTGCTGGCGTGCCCAGCTTCCGCGCTATCGTGGCTGCTGATGTACCCACCTTGAACCAGAACACCACGGGCACTGCGTCCAATGTGACCGGTATCGTGGCCATTGCCAACGGTGGTACGGGTCAATCGACCGTTACCGCAGGTTTTGATGCACTGGCACCCACCACGACCAAGGGTGACTTAATTGTCCGCAACGGCACCAACAACACCCGTTTGGCGGTGGGTGCCGACACCTACGTGCTCACCGCTGACTCAACTGCGGCCACGGGCGTCAAGTGGGCTGCGCCAGGCGGCAGCAGCAACAACATCACGTCTCAAGGGTTGTGGGAAAATAACATCACCATCTCGTCCAACTACACGATTGCGACTGGCAACAACGCAATGTCGGCTGGCCCGATTACCGTCAACAGTGGCGTGGTGGTGACTGTGCCTGCTGGCTCGGTCTGGTCTGTTGTCTAAGGAACCGAAATGACTGTCACCGCAAAAAACCTTGTACCTGCCAAATTTGTCGAGAACACTCAGACAACGCAGTACATCGTCAGCAGCAACATCACTGCAACCATCATCGACAAGTTCACGGCCACCAATATCAGTGGCTCGTCTGCCACCATCAGTGTCAACATCGTCACTGGGTCAGATACCGCAGGCAATCAAAACCTGATCACCAAACAGAAAACCTTGTCACCTTCTGAGGTGTACACGTTCCCTGAACTGGTGGGTCAGATTTTGCCCAACAGCGCATTCATCTCCACCTTGGCAAGTGCGGCCAATTCAATTAACATGCGCGTCAGTGGACGGGAGATTTCATGACAGAACTGGCAAAAGTTGCAGATGTTCAGCGATTGCAGGATGAAATTTCAAAGCATCCTCAATACGAGCCACCAACTGCTCACATTTTTCATGGTGGCATGTATTGCCGACAAGTTTGGCGTCCCGCTGGTTGCGTAATTGTTGGGAAAGTTCACAAGAAAGAACACTTCTATATGGTCGTGTCGGGCACCGTCAGAGTCACAACTGACCACGGTGTTGAAACAGTGACGGGTCCTGTTTTGTTGTGCAGTAAACCAGGCACCAAGCGTGCTGTGTACGCTGAAACTGACGCCTTGTGCATGACAATTCACCGTGCCGACAGTGACAATGTTGAGGACGTAGAATCAGAGCTAGTTGAAGATGATCCAAGTACGATGTTTGCCATCGGAAACAAGGTCAAACACCAAGAAATTGAGGTAACACCATGTCCTTTGTAACAGCAGCCATGATTAGCGGGGGAGCAATGCTCGCCAGCTCATATTTGGGTTCACGCGCAGCCGGTAATGCTGCGAATGCTCAACTGCAAGCATCTCGTGAATCAGCGAATGCTCAAGAACGCATGTTCAACAAACAGGTTGAGCTGCAAGCACCTTGGCGTAAAGCTGGCGAAGAAGCACTCAATAAGCTGACACCTCTTGCTCTGAATTACGAAAAATTCGGCATGGATAAATTTCAAGCTGACCCAGGCTACGCATTCCGTTTGTCGGAAGGTCAAAAGGCGCTTGATCGTTCAGCCGCAGCTCGCGGTGGTTTAATCTCAGGTTCTGCTCTCAAGGCTGCAACTCGATTTGGTCAAGATATGGGTTCGCAAGAATACACAAATGCGTTTAACCGTTATCAAACTGAACGTGCGGCTCAATTGCAACCCTTGCAATCATTAGCCGGTGTTGGTCAAACTTCGGCAAACACACTGTCTCAAGGAGCGTCGAATTTGGGTAATCAGCTTGGTCAAGATTACACGAATGCCGGTAACGCACGCGCATCAGGTTACGTTGGTCAAGCAAACGCAGTGTCTGGTGGTTTGAGTCAATATTTGAACTACCAACAAAACCAAAACATGATGAACATGTTAGCTCGAAATCAATATGGCCCAGACTATGGTCAGTTCACACCAGGTTCATCAGCATTTGTTGGCCCAATGCCCCAATAAGGATTAAAGATGCCAATCGATCCATCTATTGCACTGAGCGTCAAGCCCCTTCAGCTTGACAACCCCATGAATGCCATGGCGATGTATTCGCAGATTCAAGGTGCCCAGCAAGCTAACGAACTCAACCGCATGAAAATGGCTGAGTATGAGCGTGCGCGTACCGAAGAAGAAGGTGTGCGAAACGCGCTGGCTCGTGGTGACATCAATCTTGCAACTCCAGAAGGTCGCATGGGTTTGCTGAAATACGGTAAGACTGGTTTGGAGTACGGTAAAGCGTTAACCGAACAGCAAAAAGCTGCCACCGAGCGTCAAGCTGCCGAGGTCAAACTTGCTGATGAAAAATTGAAACAGTCGCGCAACTTTTTGGAAGGTGTGCGAACACCCGAGCAGTACATTGCATGGCATGAGTCCAATCACGCAGATCCAGTATTGGGTCCAATGCTTGCAGCCCGTGGTATCACGGCAGAGCAATCGCGTGCGCGAATCATGAGTGAGCTGAACAAGCCTGGCGGTTTGGAAAAATTGATCAATGAATCCAAACTCGGTGTTGAAAAGTTCGCAGAGCGCAACACGCTAACAGCATACGAACAACAACGACTCGCTCAAGAACAAACCAAACTCAATCAAGATGCACGCAGTGTCGTGTACCAACAAGACGCAAACGGCAATATTGTCGCGCTGCCTTCCAAACTCAAGGCTGGTGAAGTACCTACAGCACGAATTGCCGTGGCTCCTGGTGCTGGTATGACACCGCTTGAGGGTAAACCATCAGAGGCTGTCGCCAAAGAGCGCACAAGTATCAACCAGCAACGTGGCATCATCAAAGGCGCACTTGAGGCTGTTGAGAAAACACCAGACGCATTCAGCCTAGCTCGTGGAGCACAGGGTGAAATGATCGGTGGTCGCCTTGCATCATCTGAGGAAAATCAAGCACGCTCATACCTCTTCAACGTGGTGTCTGGTGTGATTAAAGAACGCTCGGGTACAGCGCAATCTGCATCTGAAAAAGCAACACTGGATCGTTTCTTGCCTGGTGAATACGACAACGCCAAGCAGATCAAGGACAAGCTGGAAGGTTTCAGCAAATACTTGGACGACAAGGAAAAAGGGACCACCAATCGTGTACCCAAGAAGGATCTTCCACCCCTTCAAGGTGTAGATCAGCAGGCTTTAGAATGGGCCAACGCCAACCCTAAAGATCCACGGGCTGCGGAAATCAAACAACGATTGGGACGTTAATATGGGTGCTTTTGATCCTGATGCTTATTTAGCCAAACCAGCTCCAGCTTCAGCGTCAGGCGCTTTCGATCCTGATGCGTATTTGTCACGCCCATCGGGTGTGAGTAATCAAGAAGCCGCACTCGGTAAAAGCACAGCAAAAGCACAACGCGAGTTGGGCCTGATTGAGCAAGCTGCAAGTCTGCCATTGACTGCAGCTACAGTGATCACTGGCGGTCCTGCTGCTCTTGCTGGTATGTGGGGTGAAGCTCTTGGTAGCAAGGAAACCGGTGCAGCGATCCGCAAGGCGCTCACGTTCCCAACCTACACCGAGGCACAGCAACGCCAACTTGAGGCGCTTGGTGGGGCCATGGAAGCCGCGCATTTGCCTCCCACACTCGGTGGCGCTGGTATCCCTTTAAACGCGCTGGCTGGTCCAGCCACAACACAAGGTGTCAACGCCTTTGGTAAAGCTGCGCAACCCGTGGTTCAGGCAGTCAAGCAACCTTTGGCCCAACGTGCCGCACGAATCGCAGAAGAGCAATCTGCTGCTGATTGGGCACGCGCTCCCAAGATTGAGGCTGCACAAGCTGCTCAACGACTTGGTGTGGCAATTAACCCAGCGCAAGCAAACCCGAATGTCAAGACCAAATTGTTGGTGGGTGCAACGGGTGAAGCTGTGGTCAATGAAAAAGCGGCCAAGAGCAACCTACCTCGCTGGAACGAAATTGCTCGTGAGGACATGGGGTTGCCCGAAAACACACCATTGAACGCACAAGCATTTGAGAAAGCGCGTGAGGCACATTCCGGCCCATACGAGAAGATTCGTCAGCTCGGCACCCTTGCTCCTGATGAAGACGTGATCGGTCAAATCGAAAAGCTCAAACTTGACCCATTGTCTACAAGCAATCCTGAAAAAGCAGCCAAGGTCAACGGTATTGTTGATCGTGTTGTTGGTCAGGTTTCTGAGGGATTGAGTGGAAACAACGTGGTCGGTCAGATTCGTGATTTCCGCAAAGATGCGAACCGCACGCTCAAGAACCCCAACGCAAGCCCCATCGACATTGATGCGGCTGAAGCACAGCTGGGTATCGCCAATGCTTTGGAAAACCTTGTCGAAAACAACATCCGCGATCCCAAAGCATTGAGTGAATTCCGTGCAGCTCGCACAGCGTTGGCCAAGACCTATGATTGGGAGCGCGTCACAGGTGTGACCACCAAACAAGTTGATCCCTTGGAGGTTGCAAAACTTGCTGAAAAGGGTAAGCCACTCAGCGGCGCACTGAAAGATGTGGCCGATGTAGCTGGCAACTTCCCCGACATCGCAAGCACCACGGGTAACAAAGAACAGTTGCTCTACCAACGCCTCCGTCGAGGTGGTGCTGGTGGCACGATCGGTTTTGCTCTTGGTGGTGGCCCTGTGGGTGCTGCTGTCGGCGCTGGCATTACAAGTCTCGGTAGCGAAGCTGCTGCCAACATGCTGGCCCGTCCAGGGATGCAAAACCGCTTGGCCATCCCAGCAGATCGACGCATCCCGTTGGCTCAAGCAACAGCCCCTGAAGCCGCGCCAATTCCCCGCGCCAATGCTCTGACACCTTACGATTATTCGCAGCAAACATTCGAGAGTCCCAACTTCGTGTTGCGTCCAAACGAGTACCCACCGAAAGCTACATTCGTGGGTCCAGAGATGGGTACACCTCAGTTGCAAGCTCCATCGGCTGAACGAACTATGGCGGCTGTTGCAGCAGAGCGTCAACGTCAATACAACATCGACAAAGCCTTGTACGAATCAACCGCTGAACGTGAAGCAGCTCGTGCCGCAGGCACACCAATGCAACGTGCTGCGTTCAATCTGGAAAAAGGTAGCACTACTCGTGGTCGTGGTTCAGTAATTGATATTGATCCAGTGACAGGTAAAATGACGCTCGGTGCAGAGGCAACCGCCAACATGACACCTGACATTCAAGTAATTGAAAACACCGCTAAATCACTAGAAAGTGCAGCTCGCAAAATGGCAGGCGGTATGGTGTCAGAAACAATTCAAGGCATTCCTCAAACAGCAACTCGACAAGCTCAAGCGTTTGCGCTGACAGCAGAAGAACGAATTGCTTGGAATAAGGCCAAGACAGATCTGGCAGAAGTAATGCCAGGGTTCAAGTCTCTCGACGACAAAGTGTTGGCCGAGCGCATGATGGACCGCAAATGGGTTGCCGATGCCTTGGAGAAGTCACGCCAGAAGGCGGCACTGTTCGATGACATCGCCAAACGCGCAGCCGATCAACAAGCCAAAATGGAAGCCGCAGCCAAGCGCGAACAGCTTCTTGATTTGGCCGATCTGCTGGAAGAGAATCTGCGTGGTGGCCGGCCAGTGTCCAAAGGTGGTCAAGGTCCAAAAACACGGGCGCATCAGCGCAACATGCTGGCACCTGAATCAGATGTTCAAAACTCACTGCGTATAGAATTACGTGGCATGGCCAACAAGGAATAAACATGGCATCACTTTCACCCCCACCAAAGCTACAGTTCTTCGGATCTGATGGTTTGCCACTCGTTGGTGGCAAGCTGTACACCTATGCTGCTGGCACCACGACACCTTTGGCAACATATGTCGATTACACCGGCACAACACAGAACACAAACCCGATCATCTTGGATTCCAATGGTGAAGCCGATGTCTGGTTGACTGACACCACAAATTACAAGTTTGTCCTGAAGACTTCCGCTGATGTGCTGATGTACACCGTGGACTACGTGTCTGTCCCACTCACATCGAACTCACTCAGCTCACCTCCCCCGATCGGTAATGTGTCGCCCAATGAGGGTACGTTCACGAATTTGAACGTGACGCAGTTGCTGACGTTGGAAGGTACTGGTGCTGCGATTTTGAACGTGGGCACCACGGGCGAACGACCAGCAGTCCCCGAAGCAGGCATGGTGCGCTACAACACCACCAACAGTAAATTTGAAGGCTACAGCAGTCAATGGGGTTCGTTGGGTGGCGGTGCCACGGGCGGCGGCGGTGACTCGGTGTTCTTCGTGAACGCTCAAGTTGTCACCACCGATTACACTATCCCCGCTGACCAAAACGCAGGCACCTTTGGTCCTGTCTCCGTCAATGACGGTATTGTTGTCACTGTACCGAGCACATCTGTTTGGTCAATTGTCTAAGGAGCCATCATGGGCGTTAAATTAGTTTCGGCAAGCGCGGGTTCAGTTGAACTTGTTGCGCCAGCCACAGCCTCAAATTACACGGCTACGATGCCTGCTGGTACCGGTACTGTGGTGGTCAACGGCGTCAGTGGTTCGATTGTGTCAGGCACAACCGTATCAGCATCTAGCACATCAATCGACTTTACCAATATCCCATCATGGGTGAAACGCATCACTGTGATGATTAACGGCTTATCTGGAAGCGGGTCATCTGACTGGTTATTTCAAATCGGTGATTCAGGCGGTATTGAAGCAACTGGTTATTTGGGTTGTGGAACATTGGTCGGGAATGCCGGATCAACGTCTGCGACAAATTACACAGCGGGTTTTGGTTTTGCGGGTGGTGCAACTGGTGCAAAAATCTGGCAAGGTGCTATTCGCTTTACGAATATCACTGGAAACACTTGGGTTGCTGATGGTGTATTCGGACGCTCAGACGCAGCAAACACAGCTCAAGTTGCTGGTGGAAAAACATTAACCGATGTCCTCACTCAGTTACGGATAACCCACGTCAACGGCACCGACACCTTCGACGCTGGCACTATTAACATCTTATACGAGTAAAAAGCCATGACAACCAAAGTAGATGGGACCAACGGTGTCCTCCAATCGTACGATTACCAAGTCCTGACCACAGGCTTCTCGTACACCTTCGCTGCCGGTACAACTGCGCTGATTGCAAACCCTGCTGGCACATTGGCTACAGGCACCGTCACGATGCCTGCTGCGCCTGGTGACGGCATGGTGGTGACCATTGAGTCAACGCAACAAATTACAGCTCTTACTGTGGCTGCGAACACTGGTCAATCGCTTGTGGGTGCACCGACACAATTGGTACCAAACCAACCACTTTCGTTCATCTACCGTTTAACAAACACGACATGGTATCCGTATGCTGGCGGTGCAGGACGCGCAACGTCAATCATATCGGGCACCAGCGTTGCGTCCACCTCGGGCACTTCAATTGACTTCACAGGAATACCATCTTGGGTGAAGCGTATTACTGTGATGTTGCAGGGTGTTTCGACTAGCGGTACATCAAACATTCAGATTCAAATTGGTTCTGGTTCTGTAACAACGTCAAGTTATGTTGGCTCGGGTGGACTTGTTGCGGCTGCGTCTGCTGCAAGTATCAGTTTAACAACTGGATTTGCAATTTCTCTTTCTGTTACATCCACTCAAACCTATCAAGGTATTGGAACAATTTGTTTGCTTGGGTCAAACACTTGGGCATATAGCGGTAATTATGGTCGAGGTGATGCAGCCGTCACATACTTTTCTGGTGGTGTTTCTCCTGCACTTAGTGGCGCTTTAGACCGCATCCGAATCACCACAGTCAACGGCACAGACACGTTTGACGCTGGTTCCATCAACATCTTGTACGAATAAGGAAACATCATGCCAACAAAAATCGTAGTTGACGTTGCCGCAGGCACAACAATCGAAGTTGAACTCGAAGGCGCTGAACTCGAAGCATACAATGCATCTCTCGCCCAACAGCAACAGCAACCACCTGTCGAGGAGACACCAGCATGACAGTAACCATCAACGGCACCAGCGGCGTCACAACGCCAGGTGTTGCCAACACAGGCAACGAAACCATCACCGGTAATCTAGCGGTAACCGGTGCAGCAACAGCAGCGTCTCTGCAAGTCGGTGGTGTGACGACGAACGTGTACCCATTGGTATCCGGTACTGCTGTCGCGTACACATCGTTCACTGCGACAACATACAACGATTTCACAGGAATTCCGTCTTGGGTCAAGCGCGTCACTATCCTTTTCAACGGGTTAAGCTCAAGTGGAACATCCACATTCCTGATTCAAATTGGTGATAGCGGCGGGATTGAAAACACAGGGTACTCGTGTTTAGGTTCAACTATTTCTTCAGCTTCTGCGGCGTCATCTGAATACACCGCTGGCTTTGGAATTGGTGGCAACGCTAGTTATGCAGCAACATCGACATATAGTGGTTTCATCGTTTTAGATTGGTTTGACACAAATACTTGGTGTGTCAATGGAACACTTGCTGGTGTTGGGCAAACACACTCAAAAATTGTGTCTGGCGCTAAAGCTCTTTCCGCAGGCCCTTTAACTCAGGTCCGCGTCACCACAGTAAACGGCACCGACACCTTCGACGCTGGTTCAATCAACATCCTTTACGAGTAAATCATGAGCGACAGCGTATCAATGACAGAAGCGAAATTGATGACCCATGAGGCCGTGTGCGCCGAACGATATGGCAGCATCACTGAACGACTCGACAAAGGTGCCGAGCGCATGGACAAGATGCAATACTTGATCTATGCCGTTCTCGCTGCCGTGCTGCTTGGCCCAGGTGCTGCTGCTGAGTTTTTCAAAAAGTTCATAGGGTTGTGATGACGTTCCAGCTTTCAAAAACATCACTTGATCGTTTATCAGGTGTGCACCCTGATTTGGTCAAGGTTGTGAAGTTGGCCATCACGCTCACCGACATCGACTTCTCAGTGCTTGAAGGGTTGCGCTCCACAGCGCGGCAATCGGTGCTCGTGAAGTCCGGTGCCAGCCACACCATGAACAGTCGTCACTTGACCGGCCATGCTGTTGATCTAGGCGCTTTTGTTGGTGGCGAGATTCGCTGGGACTGGCCCCTCTACAACAAGATCGCAATGGCCATGAAGCGTGCCGCTGCGGAACTCAAGATCCCTCTTGAGTGGGGTGGTGATTGGGTCAGCTTTCCCGATGGTCCACACTTCCAGCTCCCGCGCAAGGAATATCCATGATGGACCCGTTAACCGTACTTGCTGCCTTTGGTCCCTTGGCTGTTGACTTAGGTAAATCCCTGATCAGTCGATTCGTTCAAACCGATGGGTACAAGCCTGTCAACATCGACGAATACATGAAGATGCGCCAGTTCGATCTGGACATGTTTAAGGCGATGAATGAGGCTGGTGGTACCAACCCCTCATACGCTTGGGTTGAGGCTGCTGTGCGCCTCATGCGCCCTGTTGTTGGCATCATTGTGCTGGGCACATGGGCGTACATGAAGCTGCACAATCAGTCCAACGACACTGTTGACAATTTCGCAAGTGCCGTTGGGTTCTACCTGTTTGGTGACCGCACGCTGTTTTACTCGCGCAAAGCTCACGCCTGATTCCAAGAAGGCACCGGCACCCACACTGTTTTCTGAGGCGTGTACTCAGGCGGTGTGGGTTTCTTTTTGGCCTCTTGTCGCAGCTTCTTGTTGGCCAACGCTTGTGAGATGCGTTCACGTTTAGCAGCTTCACGACTCGCCTTGCGGCGCTTGGCGTCTTCGGCCTGCTTCTCGTCAACGATCTCCACAGGTATGGTGGATGCCAAAGGCTTGGTGGCATTGGCCGGTACGGGCACACAGCACCAGATTGCATTGAACTGGAGAGCTTTGGTGGCTCGGGTGAAGTCAGCGATGTAGCAGCCGTAGGTGCGGTACAGGCACGAAATGATCACGTCTTGGGTGTACCCCGTCAACTTGGCCAATTCGCGCACTGTAAGCCCTTGTGGGTGGAGAAGCAGGGCTTCTCGGATCACTTCACTGATGGTCTTGGGTTTTGTCACCGAGGATCTCCTTGAGTCGCAGCAAACGCTTGATGTGGTATTCGATCATGCTGTTGTGGTATTCAGCGGCACTTTGAGAAACCAGCAGCTCACGGCGTGCTTCATCGTATTCGCGCTTGGCCAGCTCGTCAGCTGTTGGTGTGGTGAACACCTGTTTGATTTGATCTAACATGTTTACTCCTTTGTATAACGAGTGTATCACACTTCTTTGATGAACGTGCCCTCGGGAGTCAAGTAACCTTTGCGGTCCTTGATCTCGTCGTAGGCACCGTGCAAGCACTGAACCAAATCAATGTCGAGCACCGCGCACACCATGATCAGCGTGACCACGATGTCACCCACGGCATCTTTGGCGTCAGGTAGATTCTTGCGATTGATGGCGTCCAGCAGCTCGGTGGTTTCCTCAAGGGTTTTGATTGCCTGAGACAAGGCTGTTGCGTTCTGCACGATCTTGCGTGCCTCACCCCATTGAATAATTTTCATCTCGATTTCAGAATAGCTCATCTCAGTGTCCTTTCGATTGACGGTATTGTTTGATCGCGTTACGCAATCCTGCTTGTGTTGTTGCTTTGTCATCCAGCGCCAAAGCCTGCGCTTGATCCAGTGTGTCTTGCATCATGATGCGGTGGCACATCACGGGCGCTCCTTGACCTTGGCGGCGCACACGGGCGTTGAACTGCTCGTACAGGTCCAGCGACCAGTTGAGGCCGTACCACACCAAGATGTGACCGTTCTTTTGAAGACCGTCGATCCCGTGACCCATGGATGCAGGGTGGCCAATCATCAGTTGACAGTCGCCAGTTTTCCAGCGGTGCATTGCGTTGGTCAACGACTGCTCACTTTTACACTCAGTCAGGTTGATCGGGCGCAGAGCTTTGAATCTTTCCATGATCCGCGCAGCATCGCTTCGGTAAGCATAGGCGCACAGAATGGGTGAACCTTGGGCTTCGTCGATGATGTCCTCAAGTGCTTCAAGTTTCAAGTCATGCACTGGTTCCCACAGCGGCATTCCGGCCACGGGGTACATGGCACCATTGCTGAACTGAAGACACTTGTTGGTCAGCGAAGCCTGGTTGAACGCTTCCACGGTTGTGCCGCTGTCAAGCTGCAAGAAGAATTCTTTTTCCATGTGGTCGTACTTGGCACGCAAGACCGGTGGCATCTCGATTTCAATGTTGTTGATGATCAAGTCGGGTAGCGGGTTGTAGTCCTCGGCAGACATCTCAAGAGTGATGTCACCAATGAGCTTTTTAATCGTGTCCTCAGTGTCTTCGTAGGCCACCTCTTTGTACGGTCCCACCTTGTGATAGAACCGTGTGCGAAAGGCTGTCTTTGACGTACCGAGTCGCTGACCCTTGTCAACCACCAAGAACTGCCCATGAAGGTCTTTGTAGCCGTTTGAGGCAGGTGTACCGGTGAGTCCAGTGGTCCAGTCGAAGTGGTCCAAGATTTTGCGCACAGCCTTCACTCGATTGGTGGCCGAGTTTTTACACTTGCTGATCTCGTCCCACACCACACCGTTGAAAGGGATCGGGCGATCTTTCTTGATGAAGTAGGTGTGCAGTGTTTCAGAGAGCCATTGCATGTTCTCGTAGTTGACCAAGTAAATGTCAGCAGGGCGCAGCAAAGCGCGGGTGCGTTGATCCCGTGTACCCGTGACCATGCTGAATCGCAGATCCTTGGTGTGCTCCCACTTGACAGCTTCTTGACGCCACACAAGACGGATAACACGGATCGGTGCAACGATGACCACACCGCGCAAGAAGCCCGACTTGATCAAATGCGCAAGGCTGGTCAACGTGATGACGGTCTTGCCGAGTCCCATGTCCAACCACAACATCGAGTTGTGATGTGAGCACTGGAATGCGACAGCCTTTTTCTGGTAATCATGAAGCAGGTTTGGTGTCAGCATGTGCGCATCCACTCAACAATCATCAAGTCAATCATGTTCTTACCCTCAATTACGTTATCAATTACGAAGACACTTACCTTTTGTTGTCGCAACGTGGTGTGTTCGCGCTCTTGAGCAGGTGTCGGTTTAGCACCACCACGCTTAAATTCGCAGAAC